TACTATCCTTTATTTATTCTTGATCAACTACAATTGGCGGATTTTCCACGTCAACACGCTGTAAATCAGCGGTTGGACCAACAGCAGTATAAACTTTATGAAAATAACAATCTCTTCTAGATTCCAAAGATATTTGCTGCGACGTTGCTCCTCCTGACAATTCTTTAATTCTCACACCAGCATTTTCAGGCATACAAAGAGAATACTTCATAATTCTCTCCACAGACAATCCTAAATTCCCAGCTTTAGCTTCAGATCCAACATATCGACCAGTAAAATCTCCATCAGTAACTAAATCTTGATACACTGTAATTAGAGGATAACGCATCCAAGTTTGACAGCCCATATAATAAGCTTCAGTAACATTACTAGAACCTTGAAACAAATTGTTGAAATTGATAGTCTTATTCGAAGGGCCTTGAATATAATAATCATAAACTTGTCCAGGTTCTAATGTAACAACAGTGTAATCACATTTATACACCTTGTTGAATCCAGGACAAGCCCTAGGATCCTGATACAAAGTTTGAGGTACGGCACCAGCAACATTAACGTTTGCTTCTGCTTGATGTTCCATAAAATTGACCCACACTAACCCCGGATTACCTATTACAGTTGGAGTATTAGCTGCGGTAATAAACCCAGGAGCCGCATCTGGTGCAGTAACAGGATCAGTTTTCGCACCAGGAGCTTTAGGAGAAACAAGATAAATTTTCATAACCAAAGTTCTTTGAGTGTTATTCTTCAACTTGTACGTCTCGTGACTATTTTTAACAGTAATCTTCGTAGTCATAGGATAGTAAGTTTGAGATGCAGCTCCATTAACAGGATTTTGCGCGCCATTGGCTGGTGGTCTTATACCCAAATTACCAGCGCTACTCCAAGGACGAGAAGATTGGCTATCAACCTTATCGTTCCACAACACACTGGCTGCATGCAAAATATCCTCCGGATCAAAAGCCCAATCACTATAATCGTTAGTAGTAATTTGACCCAAACCAGCAACAAATTGCCCATTCGTGTTAATTGATGTCGCAGCTAAGCAGTCGTACGAAATTTGCTTCCACGTCCCATTAATTTCCTTGGACTCTAACGCTTTCTCGACTTTAGCTTTAAAACCTCTAGGTAATTTCACATTACGTTTCATCCTAAAGGTATTACGTTTACCTTTAGCAAATGACGCAGCCTTTGTTTGCGGTGGAGGTGCTTTATTGCCTGCTTGTTTCACTTTGATGACGGTTGTTTTTCTCTTCTTAATAGGTGGCATTAATTTTTTTTTTAGGTAAGCTGTTCCATCTAAAAATTTGTTAATAACATAAGAATGTCGCACCCCAGTCTCTAAAGCTTTTACACCAGGTTCAAAAAATGTACTTCTACTCAAACGTCGTGCATAATACGGCATTTTTATTAGGTAAACTAACTAACGTCTTGTTCTGCGGACAATTCGACGACGCATCGAGACTTGCGGACGGCGTACAATCCTCCTCCTACGCACATGGTAAGAACGGCGGACAACACGGCTAACAGTACTTCTTCTACGGACATAAGGCATTTTTATTAGGAAAAGTCAATAACTTGCTCTTGTGTCTCTTTCAACACTTGAACAAATCGACGCAAAAGAGGATCAACAGTGGCACTGTCTTGCCATATTTCTTCAATTGAATAATTAGACGTAACAATTACAATCTTAGGTCGAATATACTTCATAGCTCCTTTGATACTAGCTTGCATTGGCCAGCGATCTGCTAACCTCTTCAATAACCCGCCCCATTTCACTTGATATTTATCAATGTCTTCTAAATAAATAACATCTTCATTTTGATATCCATCAAACCATTTCAAATCGTCCATTGCTTTCTTATAGCATTGAGGAAATGTTGTTTCAACAGCATGCGACTTACCAGTTCCAGTTGGTCCGTATATCCAAAAACATTTCACATCACATGGTTCCGGTTTCTTCTGATGATCTTTCCCAATACTTTTCAGTGTGTTATAACAACGAATATAAATATCCGCATCGATATCATCCAAATTCCCTTCCTTCGCCAATTCTCTAGCGCGATGCCATCTCATTTGCTCATTTCGTCCTTTGTTGTCATTGGTAATAGGTTTCTCTCCTCTCTCAACGATTGACGCACTTTTGCTAATATACGTTTCATTTTCTCCAATAGAACCATGCATAACTTCCACGTGACATCCAGGAAGAAGCTTTCTAACACTACTAACAGTCTTCGCTGAATTGAACGTAATCCAACCTTGTAGGTGCGGAGTACCAGTGGAAGGAGCAACTTCTTTACTATAGGCAATATACTTGCAATCAATCCCATCTACAAGGGTGGTATCCGGATAATTATTAAACGTAAAACAGAAGTTGCGGTTACGTTGCATGAATGAAACGTAATCAATGTGCTGTTTAAATACTATTTTTCCACTAACACATTACGTCATTGCGGATAAATAACTGCACAGCACAGAAGGTCCAGGTAATAATATGCTGGACCTTCTGTGCAATTTTAATTTTTTTTCCTACTCTCAAGTTACGGTGCTCACGCCAAGGGCACTCGCATCCCCTAAAGGGGCCCCTTGCGGTGAAACACAATCTGGTTGTAGTTTAGGGGCGGATAAAATTAAATGACCGGTTAAATGCAAAAAATATTAAATTATATTAAAGTTTCAAAGCCATGCGGTTAGTCTTAATCACATGAATCTAAAACTTTGTGACGTTGTCTATATAAAGCAGCATCCCCCTCAATAATATCGTTAATGGCTGCTCCTATTCATTTCAATACTTTATCTGGTGAAACTCGATCTACTAATATTTTCAACTGTAATACCGATGAACGTGCTATTGCTACTCTAAACGCTCTCGAACTACTATACTGGAATGAATGGGAAACTGCTTGCAGATTTGAAGACAGTCCTAGACAAAATTTAACAATGCGTAGAATTAGTCTATTGCAAGATCTAATTAAGGATTTTAAAGAAGACGCCTTAGGAAGATAATAAAATACTATCCTTTATTTATTCTTGATCAACTACAATTGGCGGATTTTCCACGTCAACACGCTGTAAATCAGCGGTTGGACCAACAGCAGTATAAACTTTATGAAAATAACAATCTCTTCTAGA